CATCGACCAGGCAGTTGACGACTGGAATCGGCCAGTAAACAAGCTTCGGTACAAGAATATACCTATTGGCGAACTATTCATTAGTGAGAACCATCAGGGTCGAGTGGATAAGGTTATCCGCTGGTTCAAGATGACGCCAAGACAAGCGTACCAGAAGTTCGGTGATCGTATGCCAGCTACTTTGCTGGCGGCAATGGAACAGAAGTCGGAGCAGATGTATGACTTCCTCCATTGTGTACAACCTCAGACGGACTACGAAGAGGGTGAGTGGGGCGTCAAGGGAATGCCTTACTCGTCTCAGTATATTTCTATTCAGGGCAGGGCATTACTTTCAGAGGGCGGCTATCGTTCTTTTCCATATGCCGTAGGCAGGTATATCCAGACGCCGATGGAGACCTATGGCCGGTCTCCGGCGATGGAAGTTCTTCCTGCCCTAAAGACCCTGAATGCCGAGAAGACAACGTTCCTGAAGGTCGGGCACCGCGCCGCAGACCCAACTCTCCTGACTTATGACGACGGCCTGATCGACCCTACTATGAAGCCCGGAGCCGTGAACAAGGGCGGGATGAACGCGGATGGAAAGCCGCTAATCGGTATCCTTCCGACCGGGCAGATTCAGGTCACCAAGGAGATGATGGACGAGGAACGGGCGCTCATTAACGACGCCTTCCTTGTCACCCTGTTCCAGATCCTGACTGAAACACCGCAGATGACCGCAACTGAGGTTATCGAGCGGACCAACGAGAAGGGTATACTGATCGCCCCCACGGTGGGACGGCAGCAGTCTGAATATCTTGGGCCGATGATCCACCGCGAGCTGGACCTGCTTTCACGCATGAAGAAGTTCCCGCCGATGCCGGATGTTATCCGGGAAGCGCAGGGCGAGTACAATGTCGTCTACACCTCTCCGCTGGCTAGGGCGCAGCGGGCGCAGGACGTAGCCGGGTTCCAGCGCACGCAGCAGAGCGTGATCGAGATCGTGAATGCGACACAGGACCCTTCGGTTCTGGACGTGTTCAACTTCGACGTTGCGGTGCGCGAGATCGCCATGATCCAGGCCGTGCCGGAACGGTGGCTCAATGACGACGCGACGATCCAGAAGAAACGGAAGGCACGGGCGGATCAGGCCGCGCAGCAGCAGCAGATTCAATCCCTGCCTGCACAGGCGGCGATGATCAAAGCCGAGGCCACGGTGGCGAAAGCTGGTGGCCAGCAGGCCCCTCCGGGACAGCCACAACAAGCGGGAGGACAGTAATGGTCGATCATGTTCCGGGTAAGCCCCGGATCGGAACCTACGTGGATTACTATAACCCACGGCTGATGCAGCGGATCGGGTTCACCGAGGGCTACGGTAAGCGCTACGACGGCCCCTACGCCGCCTTGGTCACAAACAACCTTGGCCATGGGCTGACTCTTCGGATTTACTTTCCCAGCGTTAATTCCGTGGAGCTGGAAGGTGTTCCGCACAAGGAAAACGCCCCGGATTACGTAGCCAAAGACGGGACCAACCACCCGGCCCAGAACGGTAATGGATACTGGGATTGGCAAAGCCCGACGAAGCCTGCACGCGCTGCAAAGGAAGTCAGTGGCAAAGCCGATCACTGAGGAACAGGCGAAGGTCCTGTTCGATAACACCGCCGAGCTTCAGCAGGCGTATCTGACGGCGTTTGCAGGTCAATCCGGTGCGATTGTCCTCAATGATCTCTCGCGCTTCTGCCGAGCCAAGGAAACCTGTTTCCACGCCGATCCGCGGCTTCACGCGGTTCTGGAAGGCAGGAGAGAGGTATGGCTTCGGATCGAGGCCCAGAAGAACCTTACAGTCGAAGAATTGATGCAACGACGGCTCGGAGATTCCGCCGTGGTCGTGAAATACGAAGAGGGGGATGACGATGACTGATGCAGCAACCGTAACCGAACCAACACCAGCTCCGGCGGCACCGCCCGCAGCGGACAAATGGTATTCCGCTCTCGACGCGGACGCGCAGAGCTACATCACTGCTCGTGGACTGGCAGACAAGGATCCGGTTCAGGCGTTCCTGGATACGGCCAAGGCACATAAAGAGGCTCAGGCCTATATCGGCGTGCCGAAGGAACAGCTTCTCAAGCTTCCCAAGCCAGACGCCCCGCCAGAGGAATGGGATTCGGTTTACGAAAGGCTCGGCTATTCAAAGAACGCCGACGACTACAAGCTCGAAGGCTTGAAGCACGCGGACGGCAGCGACGTTGACGACGCGATGAAGGACTTCATCCGCGCACAGGCGAGCGAACTCAAACTCTCTCCCTCTGCCGCACAGAAGCTCGCAGAGAATACGATCAAACAACTGGATTCCTCAAAGGCCGCATCGACGGCAGAGGAAACCGCCGCTGCGACCAAAGCCCTCGAACAGCTCAAGCAGTCGTGGGGTCCGAATTACGAAGCCTACAAGGTCATTGCCGACCGAGCCTACGAAGCCTTGATGAAGGAAGCTGGGTTCGACCAGCCCAAGATGACTGCGGCCATTCAAAAGCTGGGCGAAACCGCAGGCAAAGCGGAAACTATGCAGCTTCTTCTGACGATCGGCAAGAAGCTTGGCGAAGATACGTTCGTCGGCGGCGGTGGTCCTTCAGGCAATACTTACTACACCAAGGAAACAGCAGTGGTTAGAATCAATGAACTGAAGGCTGATACTACTTGGACCGCCCGTTATCTTGCGGGGGGAATGGCTGAAAAGAAGGAAATGGAAAACCTTCACGCCATTGCTTACGGAGTTTCGTAGGAAGGTTCTTTACAACTGGCTTGGGCTGTAGTATTTAAGGTGCCGACATAAGAGCGCACACCCATTTGGGCCGATCGATAAGTCATCCGACCCCCGGTTCCCGGATACGGTCTCCAAACGATCACTTTGATTGTGGAGTCATTCCGTGGCTACTGATGGTCTCTATCAACTTTACACGACCCAGTTCTCTACTGTTCTTGAGCTCAAGCTCCAGCAGATGGGGTCGAAACTTCGCGGCAAGCTTCGCGAGGGCTTCCATGTCGGCAAGATGGCATCCCCGGTCAACCAGATCGGTGCGGTCCAGCTCAAGGCTCCGGCGGGACGCTTCGCTCCGATCCAGCGCACCGACCCGGACTTCACCCGGCGTTGGGTGTTCCCGCAGGACGGCGAACTCACGCAGCTCATCGACAGCTTCGATGAACTGAAGACGATCGTCGATCCCAAGTCGCAGTATTCCGACAACGCCGCGCAGGCGGTCGGTCGTGGCTGGGATGACTGTATCATCGCCAATGCCTTCGCGACGGCGCAGACCGGGCAGGACGCGGCGAGTCTGACGCCTGAGACGTTCGACACCACCAACTTCCGCATCGCGGATACGTTCAGCGCTGGCGCAACGTCGGTGGGTCTCACCGTTGCCAAGCTCATCGAAGCCAAGCGCATCTTCCGTCACTATCACGTCGATATTGACAGCGATCCGCTGTGCCTCGTGATCGGCTCGTCTCAGGAAGCCGACTTGCTCAAGCAGGTCCAGGTTGTCTCGACCGAGTTCAACGACAAGCCGGTTCTTGTCGATGGCAAGATCACCCGCTTCCTCGGCTTCGACATTGTCGTTTCCGAGCGCCTTGCGGTTGCTTCCAGCATCAGGAACTGCATCGCGTTCGCGAAGTCGGGACTCTACCTCGGCATCTGGAAGGATATGACGAATATCGCCAGCCAGCGGAACGACCTCTCGGGCCATCCCTATCAGATCTACACCCAGACTTCGTTCGGTTCGACCCGCACGCAGCCGGGCAAGGTTCTGCAAGTCAACTGCGCCGACTCAACCGGCGCTGACATCAATCCGTAAGGGGACGTGAGCAATGTCTGCTGATACTCTTAAATCCGCCTCGATCACCACCCTTGACGGTGCGGCATCGAACGGCACGACCACGACCCAGCTTACGGCGGGTGTCGGGGCTGCTGGCCGCGAGCACAACCACTCCGACTATGTGGCTGCGACGGCTGCGGGACTGGCCGATACGACTTCGACCTACAAGATGGTTCGCCTTCC